AATGTTTTACTCTTACCTGATATTACTAAGTCTGCTATTGATAATAACGACCATGATCCAGATGAACTGCATCGGTTGTTTTATGTAGCTGTGACTAGAGCAAAAAAAACACTACATATTTTAGATCCAAAGAATTATGAAAGGGCATACGTACTATGACTAAAGAAAACTTTACTTTTAAAAATAACTCAAGTTCTATTGTTAACAAATTTTTTGGAAAAGCTATTCAAGGGACTGCTTCTAAATATTCTGAAGAAGACATAAAGCGCATGAATAAAATGCGACATGAAGAGGGCAAAACATGTAAAGAAATTAGTATCTTATTTGGTTGTGCTGCAACCACTGTTGGTAGAAATACTTCTTTAGACCCAAATTTAAAACAGAATGAAAAAAACAAAAAAGTAGTTTGGGAGCAAACACCTAAAGCAAAAGACGTAAGACGAAAGTATAGAAATAAGAACAGAGAAAGAATTAGAGTACAAAATATTAAATATTTAAATACTGAAAGAGGTTTTTTAGTTGGTAAATTTAATGATTCTAAAAAATCTGTTACAGCTAAAAATAAAAAAGGTATTAATATTGAGTTTGATATAACCATGGAAAACTTTTTATTGTTGTGGGAAAAACACAAAAAGAAATATGGATGGAATTGTTATTATACCGGTTTACCTTTAAAAATTGGTAGAAAACTAGCTATCAAAGGTGCAGACAAAAGACATTCAACACCACCTAATTTACTATCGATTGATCGTTTTGATTCTACAATTGGTTACACAGCAGATAACATTGTATTTTGTCGTTGGGATTTTAATAACCGAAAAGGTAATATTAGTGTTGCAGATTGTGAAATAATAGTTCGTAAACATTATCAAAGAATGCAAAGAACCAGTAGAAGTTTTTATAGTAGTGGAGGATCTGTAGGTGGCTAAAAAGCATGATCCAGTAAACTATCCGGCACACTATAATAAAGGTGGAGTACAATGTATCGATGCTATTGCTTCTATGCAAGGTGACGGATTTAAATATTATCTACAAGGCAGTGCGGTCAAATATATATGGCGGCACGAACACAAAGGCAAACCCATTGAGGACTTAGACAAAGCAATCTGGTTCTTAAACAAACTTAAGGAACAGTATGAATAAACCATTACAAATGCCAATGTTTAAACCGGAAACAGAATGGGTGCCACCGACGCATTTACCGGATTTAAAAGATCACAAAGAAATAGCTATTGACTTAGAAACCAGAGATCCAAACTTAACTACTATGGGGTCAGGTAGTGTACGTCGTGATGGTGAAGTGATTGGTATTGCCGTGGCGGTCGAAGGTTGGTCAGGTTATTTTCCAATCAATCATGAAGGCGGAGGCAACATGGACCGCGCATTAGTTTTAGATTGGTTTGAAGAAGTTTTACACACACAAGCTACCAAGATATTTCACAATGCTATGTATGATGTCTCGTGGATACGTTCGATGGGTTTTCAAATACAAGGGGGTATTATAGATACCATGATTGCTGCATCTTTATGTAACGAAAACAGATGGAGCTATACTTTAGACTCAGTAGCAAAAGAATATATCGGCATGGGTAAGAACGAAAAGTTATTACAGGAAGCTGCAAAGTCATGGGGTATCAACCCTAAGTCAGAAATGTGGCGACTACCAGCACCATTAGTTGGTGAGTATGCCGAGCAAGATGCAGTGGTAACATTAAAGTTATGGACTGCTATGAAACATGAATTAAGTAAACAAGATTTGTGGGACGTATTTAACCTGGAGACAAACTTATTTCCATGTCTAGTGGATATGAAGTTTAAAGGTGTACGCGTTGATGTAGTCAAAGCCGAAGAAACAAAAAAATCTTTAGCAATCACAGAAAAAGATATGCATCGTGATATACAAAAATTAGCAGGTTTTGACGTAGAGATATGGGCCGCAGCTTCTATTGCCAAAGCGTTTGACAAGGTTAAATTACCATATGATAGAACAGAAAAAGGCGCACCAAGTTTTACAAAAAATTTCCTGGCAACACATCCACACGAACTACCTAAACTAATTAATCAAGCACGTGAGATTAATAAAGCCAATACTACATTTATTGAAACCATATTGAAACATGAACACAACGGACGTATTCATAGTGACATCAACCAGATCCGGTCGGACGACGGGGGGACTGTAACCGGTCGTTTTAGTTATAGTAACCCCAACCTACAACAAATCCCAGCACGCCACAAAGAACTCGGCCCGCTGATTAGATCATTGTTTATACCAGAGACTGGTACCAAGTGGGGTTGCTTTGACTACAGTCAACAGGAACCAAGAATATTAGTACACTTTTCATCGCTCTTACGATTAGAGGGATCACAAATGATTGTTGATCAATACAATGCCGGCGAAGCTGACTTTCACCAGATGATTGCAGACATGGCCGGTATTGAACGTAAGCAAGCAAAAACAATTAACTTAGGATTAATGTATGGCATGGGCAAGAACAAGCTGATGGCTGAGTTAGGTCTGTTGAAAGAGGCAGCAGAGAAACTTATTAAGACATACCATCAACGTGCACCATTTGTTAAAATGTTATCGGATGCAGTCAGTAGACGTGCAGATGACAGTGGTAAGATTAGAACGATTGGTGGCAGGCTTTGTCATTTTGATTTATGGGAACCACATGGGTTCGGTATTAAGAAACCACTACCCCATGCAGACGCACTGAGAGAACATGGCCCGGGGATTAAACGCGCATTTACATACAAAGCATTAAACAAACTAATACAAGGGTCCGCTGCTGACATGACTAAGAAATCTATGTTGGCATTGTATCAAGAAGGTGTTGTTCCACACATACAGATACATGATGAACTAGATATTTCTGTAGAGTCTCCAGAACAAATAGAAAAAATTACAGAGATCATGGAAGCAGCAATTACACTAGAGGTACCCAATAAAGTAGATTATGAAGAAGGAAGTTGTTGGGGAGATATACACTAATGAATTGTTGGAGTTGCAATCACGAATTAATTTGGGGTGGTGACCACGACACTGAATGGGAAGAGAATAACGAAGAAGAACATATGATAATGACAAACCTATCGTGTCCAAATTGTGATGCAATGGTAATTGTTTATCATGGAAAGGTAGAAAGAAATGAAGAAAATACTGAAAACAATAAATAAATACGCAGGGAAACTAACTAGTTGGTCCTGGACTAAACTATATGGCAGAAAATAAGAATGTCGGATGCTAAAAAGGAAATAATAACACCCGACATATGAAGGTGAGAAGATAGTTATTAAAATAAATTAAAATAAACTATTGTCAAATACTATATTGTCACTATATTATCCCATATACTAATATAAATAAGGAGAAAGAAAATGCCAGATACAAGCAGATTTAAGTCAGTTTCTGTAGATATGAAAACATATAACCAATTGAAAACTCAGGCTAAAAGCCGTTTTGAGGTACCAGTTAGCTTAACAAAGCTTATTCGGTTTATGTTAGATCAAACAGAAGTAAAAACGCTTAAGAAAAAAAATGGTAAAACTCGTTGAGGCTATATGCCCGCGCTGTAACGGCAACGGGTATATAACGGTTCAAGAACTGCTAGGGGAGGACTTGGTTGAACACGATTGTCCTATGTGTAAAGAAGAGTTTATGCACATGGGTAAAATGGTGAGCACTAATAATGGCTTTGTCAAACTGCCCTTGGATAAAACACGGCTAAACGTAGAAGGTGGTCGTGAATCAATAACAAAATGGTCCGGCGAAACTTTGCCTGAGAAAGGTGTCGAGTAATGCCACTAGACCCGGAGGATGAATACGGATGGTAAATAGTTTTGATGAAAGATTAAATAATTTATTCTTAGCTGAGAATAGATGTAAAGATCCAGGTATGAAACGTATTTGGAAACAAAAACAATTAGATTTAGTAAACCAAAGGAAAGAGAGAGCTTATGAAAGAATGGTCGAGCGCGCTAGAAGCGTACATTAATACTTGTATACTAGGTTTTTGTATATTTATTTGTATAATAGTTATAGTTGTAAATTCCAGATATATCATTAAAATGGAAAATACAATAAACACGATGTGGCACGAGATAGAACAGGTGAAGGAGACTAACATTAGTTTGTACCAATTTATCGAGAGGCATGGAAATGACATTAAAGGACGATAAAATAATGAGAGCAACGATTCCGGACCGGATGATGAGTACAACTTTTACTCTACCAATAGATGACCGTAAGGTTGTAGGTATTGTAAATTATACCGCAGATGTTAATGGTGTAACGCCTATGGCGTTTTGGGTAAAGATTAAACCCACCGATTCGTATCTGGATCGCGAACTAAGAGCGTCCGGTAAACTAATCTCACGTTGTTTACAGCATGGTGAAGACCTAAAAGACCTAGCTGACACATTATCACAAGACAATATTATTGGTCAGATGGCTAATTATTTACACAAGAACATGGACGATATTATTATGGGTGTACCCATGGATAAAAAACAACGCATGCTGTCGACTGATCCGTATGCATCACAAATGAAAGAATAATATGGAAGAATTTGAAATAGAATGGATACCGGAATCAGCTAATGATTGTTTTACAGAGATTCCAGCACACACAATAGATAAGTTGTGTAAAGCTAAATATGGACATACCAACTGGGCTCGAATGGGACAGATGTCGCCGGAAGAGTTGTTAGGTAATCCATGTGATTTTGATTATGATAACGGGGTGATTTATTTCAAAAGCGCTCACATGGTATGAAGATAGTAGAACGCTATGTTTACCCTAAAAGCACTCGTGAAAAATTGGCAGGACTTCGACATTACACAGTTGATGGTCAAGAAAAACCCCTCCCCTCCGTTACGACTGTGTTGGGCCAGACACAGTCTAAAGAAAAACAGGAAAGTCTTGACCGCTGGCGCCAACGTGTTGGACCTAGAGAAGCACAGAAAGTTACACAAGACGCAGCGATAAGAGGAACGGCAATGCATAAGTACCTGGAAGATTTAATTCTGGGGCAGCGATCCTTAGACCTGACACCCGTTGGTCAAAATGCGCAGACCATGGCCGAAATAATCGTGGAGCGAGGATTGAATGACTGTTCAGAAATTTACGGTGTTGAAGCGGTGCTTTATTACCCGGAGTTATATGCGGGTAGTGTAGACCTGGTGGCAAAATATCAAGATAAAATTAGTATCATAGATTTTAAACAAACGAATAAACCGAAGCAAAGAGAGTGGATCGGGGACTATTTCTTACAGATGGCTGCTTATGGTATGGCTCATGATGTAGTGCACGGCACTAATATAGAGCAAGGTGTTATTATGATGTGTAGTAAAGATGGTTTTTACCAACAATTTGTGATAGAAGGAAAAGAATTTCGCGAAGCAAAACATAATTTTTTACGGAGAGTTGATGAATTCTATAATTTGGGTAGTAACAGCTAGTCTTTGGTTTCATAACAGTGATGTTATTGTTAAGAGTGAATATCTTACAACTTCGTTTGATACTAGAATCGAGTGCCATGAGTACGTTTTTGATAATAAGGCAGATATGGTTTTAGAGTTGTTTGAGTCACATTTACAAGACGAAGAGGGTAATGATCTTAAAACTTGGGCTTTTTTCTGTGAAAATAGGCATATATCTCTTGAAGAGGTGTAAAGTTGCCGGACATAAGTGGAGATTTGACCCCCTAGTGTCAAAAAAAATAAAGAAATTTTCTAAAATACACCGGCACTTTGGCATTTTCAGCGAATTAAATAACATAATCAATGGTATAGTCGATGCCGATTTCAAAAATCAACTGGCACTAGGTGGCACTAATTTCTAGTTTTTGGCAGTTTTACTGCACTTACCGCGCATGTAAAATTGGTAACTTTTTTTCTGACAGTAGAGGGTCTAATCCCCACTATATGTTGACGGAAAGTTTTTTATAAGGATAAATAAAA